AATTCAACCTGCATTAGATCGAGGATATCAAAATTTACATTATACATATAAAGATGATGGTTATACTGATGCACATGTACAATTAACTAAAGGTTATGACATGAAAGATAAATCACAAATGGTACCGGGTGTTTCAACAACAATGCGAACAAGACCATTAATGATATCAGCATTAGAAATGTATATGCGTGAAAAAACACCGATAATACGTAGTAAACGATTAATACAAGAACTATTGGTATTTGTGTGGTTAAATGGTAAAGCTCAATCACAACAAGGATATAATGATGATTTGGTAATGTCATTTTGTATTGGATTATGGTTACGTGATACTGCACTAAAATTACGTCAACAAGGTATCGATTTAAATAAACGTGCTTTATCTCAATTCAGAAAAACAGATACTGTGATTTATACCGGTAAACCTACATCAACTGATGCATGGAAATGGAATAATGGTTTCAACGATGAAAATTTAACCTGGCTTTTATAACTGTCTATATTTATATTAAAAAATAATATAATATGGCAGACTTAAGAAAACGATTACAGAATTTATTTAGTACCAATGTTATTGTTAGAACACATGGTAAAAATAAATTAAAAGTAGTTGATACGAATCAGTTACAATCTCGTGGTAACATTGCCCAAACTAAAATCACTGATAGATATACAAGATTACACGGTTCTAAAAATGCTAGTGGTGGTGGGTATGGTAATTATAATAACTCCAATTATAATAACACACAAAATAGAATGCAATTATATGCAGACTATGAAACAATGGACAAAGATCCGATATTATCTTCTGCATTGGATATATATGCCGATGAATCTACATTAGCTAATCAGTTTGGAGAAGTTTTAGCAATCACATCTGAAAATTCTAACATACAAAAAATATTATATAATTTATTCTATGATATTTTAAATGTTGAATTCAATTTATGGGCTTGGGTTCGTAATATGGCAAAATACGGTGATTTCTTTTTGAAAATGGATATTGCTGAAGAACTTGGTATTTTAAATATTAGACCGATGTCATCATATGAATTAGAACGTTTAGAAGAATATGATGAAGCAACCGGAGAATACACAATTAAATTCAAATATTTTGGAAACAATGTAAATGAATATGATGTATTCGAAGTAGCACATTTCAGATTAATGTCTGATTCTAACTTTTTACCGTATGGTAGATCGATGCTCGAAGGTGCTAGAAAAGAATTCCAAAAATTAATGTTGTTAGAAGATGCAATGCTTATTCATCGTATAATGCGTGCACCTGAAAAACGTATATTTAAAATTGATATTGGTAATATTCCACCTAATGAAGTAGATTCATTCATGGAAACGATTATCAACAAAATGAAAAAAATACCACACGTAGATCAATCAACAGGAAATTATAACTTAAAATTTAACATTAACAACATGTTAGAAGATTATTATTTACCTGTACGTGGAGGACAATCATCTACGCAGATAGATACATTACCAGGTATGACATTTACCGGAATTGAAGATATTGAGTATGTAAAAGATAAAATGATGGCTGGTTTAAAAATACCAAAACCATTTTTAGGATATGGTGCTGAAGTAGATGGTAAAACTACATTAGCATCAATGGATATCCGTTTTGCTAGAACAATTGAACGACTTCAAAAAATAATGATTTCGGAATTGACTAAAATAGCAATAGTACATTTATATACACAAGGTTATGATGGTGAAGATTTAATTGGATTTAAATTAGAATTAACACCACCATCGATAATTTACGATCAGCAAAAAGTAGCATTAATGACTGAAAAAATGACATTAGCTAACACAATGAAAGAAAGTAAATTAGTATCAGATAAATATATCTATGAATATATATTCAATATGTCTGAAGAACAATGGTTACAAGAACGTAATGATATTATTGAAGATCTTAAATTAAGATTCCGTCAAAATCAAATTGAACAAGAAGGCAATGACCCAGCAGTAACTGGAGTATCATACGGAACACCGCATGATATGGCATCACTTCATATGAGTTCTAAAGATGTTGAAGAAAAAGATCTAGGAGGCCGTCCACCAGAAGGAATTAAATATGGACAACATAAAAATGCTTTTGGTTGGGATCCATCAGGTGCAAAAGAATTAAAACAAGCATTTGATCCTGAAAATCAAAAAACCACATTTCAACCGGCACATAAACCGATGAAATCATTATCTAAAGAAAATGCTGATATATTAAAACATATGAAGACAAAAAATACTAAAATATTATTCGAAACAAAAGAACAACAAAAATCTGATATTGGTACACTATTGGACGAAAATAACATTTTATAAACAGTTAACATATTTATTTAAAAAAGCATTATATATAGTATGAAGCAGCTAAAACATTCGAAATATAAAAATACCGGAATTCTTTTTGAGATGTTGGTTAGAAAATTAACATCTGAAGCATTAACATCTGATAAATCAGTAACTATAGATATTATTAAAAAATATTTTGGTAAAAATACTGAACTAGCAAAAGAATTGCAATTATACAATTTATTAGTTAAAGAACAATTTAAATCAGATGCTAGAGCATTAGATTATATTCGTACAGTAAAAGCAGCACATGCACGTTTAAATCAATCTGTATTAAAACGTCAAAGATATAATTTAGTTAAAGAAATTTCAGATAATTTTGTATTTGAAAATATATCGAAAATACGTATATCTAATTATAAGGTATTAGCATCTATTAACATGTTGTTTGAATATGATGAGGTAGATAATCCAAAACAAATATCAGAATGTAAAAATGTAATTGTTGAACATGTAACTACATCTAAATCAAATCAAACTCCAAAAGATGCATTGATAGAAACATATTCTAATCAAGAAAGAGATATGCGATTACTTAGTTATAAGTTATTAGTTGATAAATTCAATACAAAATATTCGGTATTGTCTGAATCACAAAAACAATTATTGAATCAATATATTACAAATGTTAATGATACAGAAACATTGAAAAAATATATTAAAACTATAATACCACAAATCAAAACTAAATTAGCAGAACAAGTTTCATTAATTAGCGATGATGTAACTCGTATTAAAGTAAAAAAATTATCAGAAATGCTATGCAATGTTGAAACTATGAAAACGATAAAAGAATCACATATTTTATCGTTATTGAGATATTTTGATTTAGTTACTGAATTAACAGAAATACATAAATGAAATCGTTTTTAAAAGAAATAGCAGATAAATTCATTGAAATTGAATCTAATTCATGTAATGAATGTAATGGTATGATTGTTGATAATATATGTGAATCATGTGGTATGAATTACGAAAATGTAGACGAACAAAATGTAACTGGTGCAATTGCTGGTTATAACGTTCCTGGAGCATTTACTACTACAGATAAATTTAAAAAGAAAAAATTTAAATACGAATCTGTTAATACGCCACCAACATGGAAACCAGATGAATATCAACGTCCTGAATCTATAGAAGAAGAAGGTATGGAAAAATTTCCATTTTCTATTGATGATAGGGAATGGCACAATAAAAATTTTAAGTATCCATCTATAGATTTAACACATACACCGGGTCAATCTAATAAACCAGATAAAACAACACGTATTGGTAATTTGCGAGTTGAAGATATTTTAGAAACGAAATATGAACAACTTATAGAAGGATATCGAGATTTTAAATCAGGTGATGTAAAACCATCAAGTAAAGTTAAATCTACTATTCAAGAAATTGCTAAAAAACTTCAAGAAATTGAAACACTAATTAATTATAATAATAAATTAAAAGAAGAATCGGGTATAACATCAGATGCATTCGGACCTGGTACAAGAAAAGCATTAAATAAAATATCGGAAAGATTAATAAAAATATCTGAACGAGTAAGATCATTAGGAGCATAAAATGTCAAAACAAGTACTTATAGATTATATACCATTTAAAGTAATTGGTTCATTGAATGAATCGAGTGGTGCTCGTTACGGCGTACCGGGTGGTTTTGTAGTAGAAGGAATACTTCAAAGATCTGGAGCAAAAAATCAAAATGGTCGAGTATATCCTAAACATATATTAATGCGCGAGTGTCAAAGATATCAAAGAGAATATATCGATCAACACAGAGCATTAGGAGAATTAGATCATCCAGAATCATCAGTTGTTAACTTAAACAACGTATCACATAACATATTAAAAATATGGTGGGAAGGTGATGATTTAAAAGGAGCAGTGCAAATATTAGGTACACCATCTGGTAATATTTTAAAAGAACTATTTAAAGCTGGTATTACATTAGGTATATCAAGTAGAGGTTTAGGTTCAGTTAAAGAATTAAGAAGTGAAGGTGTTGTTGAAGTACAAGAAGATTTTGAATTGATTTGTTGGGACTTTGTATCAAATCCATCGACTCACGGTGCATTTATGCGACCAGTTCAAATGCACGAATCAGTAAACAGAGAAAATAATATAAATAAATACAGTCGTACTAACGATATAATTACATCGATATTATGCGATGACGGCAAATGCAGGATATAATATGTGGGAAAAAGGAAAGAAATTACAAGCAATTGTTGATATTTTAAATGAACAATCTAGTACAGGAAAACAAACAGTATTCAATGAAGGACCAGCTGAAGTTTCTATAGATGAAAAAAGAAAATTAGTAAATTCATTGAAACAATTTTCAGCAATGGGTACTGAAGTATATGGTGAACGTAATTTAGAAGAATTAACATCGAACCTAAATACGATCGTAGATATTGCATCTAGATTAGTAACTGAATATGGAGATGTAACTGATAAAGTAACTGCTAGTCGTCATATGAAATTAATACAAGAAGCACTTAAAACATTTAAACAAGATGCTGAAGCAGTAACTGCTGCATCGGCTCGTATGAGATCATCATTTGATGATATTAAGTTTGCATTATCGAAATATTTCGAAGTAGGATAATTTGGATACTAATTAATTTATTTATATTATAGGTATAATAATGGACAACAAAATAACATATAAAGATTTTTTCGGATTAAAAGAACAAGCAATGAGTAAAGCTGATCCAACTAAGGATGTTGTATTATCTGCTGCTGATGCAAAAGATCCAAAAAAAGTACAAGCTGCACAAAACATTTTGAAAACTACAAAAGGTAGAATACACATAGAAGAGGAAATGGTTGACGAAGCTCAATTATTAAATCGTATCACTGATTATAAAGGAGGTGTAGAATATGTATTGATAGATCCTGCTACAGCTATAAATGTTGCTGATGAAATTAAACAATTTGCTGCAAAGAAAAATATAGATATTATTAAATATAAAATGTCAGCATCTGGTAAAGTAGGATATTTTTTATTTAAATTAGGACAAGATCCTGCAAAAGAATCTCAGCAGATACAAGGATATATTAGTCAAAAACCAGAAATCAAACATTTTAGATTTAACGTTAGAACACAACAACAAGCACCTAATCAAGAAAATTAAAAATAAAAAATAAGTTATATGAGCAA